GTTGTGTGCTGGTTGTATGGCTCGTCCCACACTTGATCGACGATCTCGTTTACGGCATCGGTTGCAAGTGCGGAAGCGGTCAGCGTGTTGGCGTTCATTGTCCCTACCGTTACGGCTCCGGTGACGCTACCTACACTGCCTGATAGACTACCAGTGATGTTGGCCGTTTGATTGCCAAGACCGGTTCCGGCTGTCAAGGCGTACCCTGTCTTGCCGACGTTCCAATTACCCTTGTTGTCTAACGCTGATGCAGCAATTGAAGCTGCTGTAATCGCATTACTGGCGACAGCTCCAACGATAGAGTCCATCCTGCCGCCAATCAGTGTTGCAGGCAATCGAGCTTCGACGTTATCCAGATTGTTAGCGATTGTCGTTAGTTCGAATTGAATGTCTGCAAACTTGCTCAACCCAAACGCCGCTGCATCCGTTGGATTGGCAGCAGTAAACACCACCGTCTTTTCAACCGGCACAGCACTGGTCGCCGTGAACAGATACGATCCGTAATCTGCGTTGGTGTCGGCTTGACTTAGGTTAAAGCGGTACTGCCCGTTTCCCAGTTCGGTTGTGGTGCCCGTTGCCGAGGCTTGCGCACCGTTGCCGAGCGATCGATATGCTGTGACGGTTGCTCCGGTCAACGCATCGCCCGTAGTCTTGCTGACGAGTGCGAAATAAACAAATTGCCCAGCTACATTTTTGCGATACATCAGTAGACTCCTGAGCCGATCACAATGTGCCGAGTTGCAAAAATCGCTGGGTTGACGCCACTACCCGCGAAACCAGAATGACCGCCAACGTACCAACAAAAGTACGAGCGATAACCAGCTTGATTGGGTCCGCGAAGTAGGGTAAGTAGCATGGTTGATTACAGCGTGTTAAGTGCCGCCAAAGTAGTTTCCGTTTCTGCGATCTCTGCGTCTATCTGAGCCACCCGCAATAGATCACCGACCGTCACCGCATGTCCCCGTTGCGACGATAGCACTGCGATGCGATTGGCCAATATCGTTTTTAACTCTGCGATCGTCATGGTTACACCAGTGGAATGAGTTCTTGAGTCCGTGTAACAGAGTGAGACTGTAGAAACACAATGTCATAAGTGTCGTTGCCATCCAATGCGACATAGCAAGCCATGCGGTTTCCAATTGCTGCCGCACCGGCCTGAATTTCGTCGGTAGGCGTGTAAGGCGATAGCACGCGGTTTTGTGTGTCGAACCGGAAGATTTGATTTGCAGCATTAGCAACATAGTTATTGAGGTAGAACATACGTCCTTCGTTTCCAAACGGTGAGTAGCATCCGCTTAATGTTGCTGACGTTGTAATTCCACCATCAATAACGATTGCACCGGTCCATGCACCAGTTGTACCGCCCGCGATGTCCAACAAGTCAAGCGTTGCCGCCGTACCTCGCCAACAGTAAATAAACGAGTGCCTGCTGTTTTTAGCGACATCCGGCCTAATACCAAAACTTGGCATCCACATCACACCAGCCGCATGAACCGCAGGAGCATTGCCGAAATAGGTTGTTGACCAAGCATTGGCGTTGATCGAGTTTGTGCCGTTGGTGATTGTCGCGTCTGTGTAATTGTAGCTGTAGACTACGTTCGTCGCCGATGATCTGGCAAGTATCAAATTTGGATACTCAATAACAAACTTGGCTGATGCACTTGGCGTAGTTGTCCAGTTAGCTCCGAGAGTGTAGACCGCACTCGGTCCAGCCGTGTGCGATGCGATTATGCGGCGTTGCCCGACGGATGCCGGTGTCGTTGCATCGTGGACAATCCGAATTTGAAAGTTTCGGTATTCGTTCGCCACTACCGTCGCATCGCCACCACTCGCTTGACCGGTGATCGTGCCCGTTGCTGCTGCGGTCGCAGCGAGTGCCATTCGTGTGGAAACATTGTTATCGTATTGAAATGTACCTTTAATAAATCCCTCGCCTGGGTTGCAGTCGTAAGGCGTGTACTGCTCATCTAAACAAACAAGGTTTGAATCTGTACCTACCGTAGCTGGCAAGTTAGTATTGGTTAAGTTGGTATAGGTGTTTGTAGCAACTTCTAATGAACGCCATGATGCTGCGGCTAATGCTCCAGATGAAAGCATCATCAGACGACCCGCCAGCAATTCATATCGATCTGAGGACGTTGGGGTAAATGTCAGTGGATTATCGAGGAGTAGCGTAGGCGTTGTCCCGCCTGTGTTGGCGATGATAAATCGCTCTTCAATCTTACCAGCAGTAAAGCCAATAATGCGAATTTTGAAACCATACTCACCAGAGCCGCCCCTATTTGCTAGCATATTGACGCCAACTGCGCTGGGAAGCGCTGTAGTTAAAGGGATACTAGTTGTAGTAGCTCCTGATGCAATAGTACCTTGTACGCCAAATGACGGCGCGAACACTCCAGTCGCGCCTGCCGCTAGTCCAGCCATGTTCGGATTGCCAAAGAAGTGCCATGACTTTGTAATAATGTTGTATCGATTTAAAATTGAGGCAAGCGCCACTTGGTAAATAAACGGATTACGGGAAATATCACTTCGCAAGTCCGACGTGACAAATACGCCTGCAGCGTGAGCATTGGGAGCAGGTGCCGATGACACCCACATTTGACGGTCGATAGCTTTCTTGAATACGTTAGCCATTAGGTAATCCTTGATCTATGAGTAGCGGCCCAGGCAGCCATGTTTTGATTGAGTAAAAGTCGCTCGGTACTTAATGCACCGAAGTTTGTTAGCGACGAGGCGGTGGTCACAGTGGTTAGGGTGCCCGACTCGATGATGTTCGTGCCGCGATAACGCTGTACATCTTTGGAGTATCCCAGCGGGGACATTAGCATATTGCCGATGCGGACCAACAGCATGTTGAGCGTCGATTGATTTCCGGCGTCGATCGGCATCGGGTTGGCGTTGCTGACATCGACTGCCGTACCGTCTTCTCCGACCGTCGGCTTGATTCGTTGGTAGAGTGCGCCTCCAACCTCATCAGCCGCGACCGTTGCACCTACTCCAGGTGTATAGCTTACATTGTCTGGCATCAGTCAACTCCTGTAATCGGTAAAGCGTTTGCGTCAGTCGCCAGCGTTTTTGTCGCGTGCGTTGTAATACCATTGGTTCGCTTAATGGTAAGTGTGTTTCCAGTTATTGAGTGTTCAAGCATAGCCAATACTACTGTGCCCAAACAATGTTGTGGCATTGTTGTTTCGACGTTGCTGACGTTGCGTGATAGTAAAGCGTCAGCAACTAATGTAGGCGTACTAATTCGATTGTTGATTGAAAACCGTCCAACGACCGCACCGACGACCGAGATTGAATCAACCGTGCCAGCGCTGATGACGACGGTAAAATCAGAGCCAGTCGAGTAAAAGGCATCCGAGGTATCGATCGCAAACAGATGCAGCCCAGTGCGACTATCAAAATCGACCGTAAGCGTCACGCCTGTTGTCGTCTCGGTCGTTCCGCCATCTTTGTAAACTCCCAGCGTCGGCGTACCGGCAAGCGTGATCGGCGTGCCGTCCGCCTTGCGAGTGTTGAACAATCCGCGAACCGTTGAGCCTGCTGCAAAGTCACCGAGGTACATTAGTACACCAAGCCTCCTGCGCCGATGAGAGGGACGCCGCCGCTAGGTGCGGGAGCGTCGTCGTAAATGACGAGAACTAGACCACGTGTGCCGCTGGCGGTGTTTTGGTTGCCGCTCACGGTGCGCAATGCACCTCCACTGCCGCCGCCTGATGCTTGCCCCGCCAAGCCTGTGCCGCTTGATACGCTTCGCCCATTTCCTCCTCGGCCAGCAAACGTGCCGTCTGCCCCGCCAGTCGGCGCAGAAGCATTGTTGCCGACCGCACTCGCGCTTGCAGCCCCGCCTCCACCACCCGCTGCCGTCCCTGCAAAATTGCCCGTCGCCCCGTCGCCACCACTGTACACCACGTCGCCCACGCAACTCGCAGACGCACCGCCAGCCCCCCCTGCTCCGTCACCACCACCCGTAGCGGTTGCTCCGCCGGAACCACCCTTAGCGATCACAGACGAGCCAAAACTACTATCGCCCCCTGCACCGCCATTGCCGTTGCCGCCGGTCCCGCCGGTCCCGACCGTGACGGTAATCGTGCCTGACACTGCCACCACGCCAGCCGCGAATGCACCACCACCACCACCACCAGCAGCACCAGTCGAGCTAGTGATTCCGCCACCAGCACCGCCTCCACCAATGCACATAGCAAACACTTTTGTCACTCCCGCAGGCGTCACAAACGATCCGTCCGCAGTGTATTCGGTCACGACAAAAGCCATTACAACACCGGCTCCTCTCCGCTGCCGTCCCATGCGGACAACGCTTCGCGGTACGCTTGCAGCCGATCAACCGCCGCATTTTCGAGGACTCGCTTACGCTGAGCCAACGCGACATCAGCCACCGTCGCCTCGATGCCTGCTTGCTGTAGCGGACTGATGTACTTGCGCACATGCTGAGCAAGTGCCGACATCCCCGGAACGCCGAGCGAGTCGAGCAGATAGAGTTGCTGCTGGATCTCTTCGTTGGCGAGATCCAAGCCTGCGCCGCCGAGTTGATGCACCGCCCACAATTTGCCGAACTCGATCAGTTTGGAACACATAGCCGACGCACCCGCATCACCAGCGATCAGGGCGACTCCGGCCCAGGTATAGAGGCGATTGTCAGTGACGAGTATCGACGCATCGGACAGCGTAACGTGCAATTGCTCCGGCGTCTTGTTTTGCCAGTCGGGTACGGATTCGATTAGGTTGGTCAGGCTCATACTCTTTGCACTTCCTTCGCTTCGAAAAATGACGCAAGCCACTCGGACCAGTTGCCGTGCCCGCACCGTGTCGGATGGATCGGCACTTGTTCATGCATAGGCATCCTCACGGGTCGCCAATGATTGGGCTCGTCCCATGCTCGCGGTACTTGCGTTGCTGGCCGAACTGGCAATCGGAACCATGCGTAATCGGTCTGCGTAAAATTCAGATACGGATCTGCGATCGAGGGCGACATGACATGCCCCGGTTGCCTCGCGTGCGATCCGCCGCCAAAGACGTGGCCCATTTCGTGGACAAGGACAAAGACGAGTTGCTGGTAGCTGTTGTACTTGAACGTCGATGGAACGTAGATCGTGCGACCGCTTGTCCAAGCGGCCCAAGATGCGTCTCGGACGCGGCTTGTTAGGACGATCGACATGTACGGACTGCGTGCTACCTGCACGAAGTTGACCGCCCAGTAACGCTGGATACGGCCCATCGCGTCGAGTATTGCACGTCCGTTAAACGACGGGTTCGCGGCTCCTGACGTTGTTGCAAAGGACCATGTCACGTTCATTCGCGGTCCCTTCGATCGTGCTTGATGTCATTTTCGTTTTTGGATACCTTGGCTTCAAGCTTCGCAATCTCGCGCCATAGGTTCACCCGATCGGATTGGCACTCTCGCAGTTCTTTTTCGATTAGCGACTTGGCGTTTTCGAACGCCTTGAACAGGTAGCCGACGGCACCGCACAGAGCCGTTGTCACCGCGCCGCCGAAGAGAATAAGCGGATCTGTTGGGCTCATGTGAATACCTTTTCCTTGGTCCAGTCGATGTTGCGTGGGCCTGGAACCTCCATGTCGGAACGTCCGATCATGACCGTCCATGAGTGCGTGAGCATTTGAGTGATTGCCGTCGGATCGACGTAGGCATAGCCACCGACTCCCCAGCGTGAGCCCCAGCTATTCTTGAGTAACGCCCACCAACCTCTTGTGCTTTGCACTCCGACATCGGCATCAGGTAGATAGCCGCAGAAGACAACCGCATGTCCACCGCCGCCAGGCGACCAGCGACGGATGCAACCGCGAGAGTCTGGCGTCATCGTCGAGTTCCATCCGATCCCGATTTGGACGATGCCGATTCCGCTTCCGATGTACTGCCGCACCTCGTCAGCCGAGCGGATCACCGAGTGCGTTTTGAGCTTGTAGTTCGATGCGTCCTCTCGCATCGCCTGCGTGATCCAGCCCCAGCCGGGATAGCTCGACGTGTACGGGCCGATCGCTTCAAGACAGATGCCTTCCTTGGCCGTCTTGGTTCCGCCGCTAAGAGTACTCCCGCTGTCGCCGCGAATGTTGTCGAACTGTTGCGATCGAAGGTAGGCGTACATTCGCGACAACTGGATCACGTTGCCGCCCGTCGCCGTTGCCCAGCAAAACTCCGCGCATTCGGTTAGCGACTGCCCTTGGCACGATCCGATCTGCCCTTGGTTCTCGACCTTCAGCCAACCCTTTTCGGCAAGCGGGCTTTTGCGAGGATCAACCTTGGCCGGCACGTCGCCGAACGTATAGAACAGACACTCGGTCGAACTGGCTGCGATTCCTTCGCGGTCCTCTAGTTCGATCGCATAACCACCGAGTTGTTCGTCGAGCGCTCCGCTCATCTACGCACAAGCCTCCGCAACACCGTCCGCACCGGCTGACGTTGTAGTAAATACCGCCGCGTTTTTGTTACAGGTTTCGCGACCGCCGCGACTGCGAGTCGAGGAGCAGCCGCGACGGACTGCACCACTTGCTTCGCTTCGACAACAGGCAAGTCGCATCGACCGCTACTGCAAACTGAATCCTTTGGCGGACTGTTTGAGAAAGGTCTCGACGGCACCTCGATTGCCGTCGCTGAACTCGGTAGGGATATTGGCATCAAGTAGCTTGTCAAAATCAACGCTAGACTTTTCGCGAACATTTTTCAGCTCCGTTGTCAATAAGTTTGCCAAGGCTTCCTCGGTCGTCAGCTCTTTAGACTGCACTTTTGCCGCTGCCTCCGAAAAAACCCTGGCGTATCCGTTCGAAGTATCTTTAACGAGCTTTGCCGCCACCTGCTCAACCGTAACCGTTGGAGCGATCGGCTCAGGCTGAGGCCCCGGTGCCGACTTTGCCTGCCATAGCATGTAGCCGAGGATCGCGACTACGACCCACGGAAACAAACTCGATGGCTGGCGATCGTTAGTCGGCATCGTTCGGGACTCCCTCTTCGTCGTCGTCGTCGGATTCCCAGTCGATCGGCTCAAGGGCCGAGGGTACGATGCTCGGCGTGTCGATTTTTTGCTCATGCCAATACTTCCACAATGCCAATGCGATTTGAACCAAGAGAGCGACTAAAGCTGGATCGAGGCCGTAGAGTCTGCGATCGGATTGAAATCCGATGATCGCATCTTCGCCGCAGCCTTGGCACTCGATCCAGGCTGATCGTGCAACGGCTCGCGTCAACAAACGCATGCGGAGCCGCACATTGCCAAACCTATCCAAGCCCTCACCGAGAGACAGGCCACGCATCAGGATGCCGCCTTTAACGAACTGGATCGCAGCGATTCACCGACGACCCATGAGCCAATCAGGATGGCGATGTCGGTGATCTGGTCTTCGCTTAAAGGAACGTTGAGGCGATCCTTGAGGACGACGGCGGCTAACGCGCCGACGCTGACCCAGAAACGTCGAGACTTCAGCAAATCGGAAATGAACG